TTATACCCGTGGCAGCTACTATAACAGCAACATTATCAAGTGCTACTGCAAATAGCTATGTCACATTGGCAGAAGCTAATACATATTTTGAAACTGTACCAGATTCAAGCACCTGGACTAACAAAACAGATGACCAAAAAAACAGAGCATTGATAGCAGCTACAAGATGGATCGACAGCTTTATATTCTACGGAGATAGATGCGATCAAGGTCAGGCATTAAAATTTCCTAGAAACAACTACCAAGTAGATGATGTAGAGCTATCCTGCACAACAATTCCAAACAATATTAAATATGCACAGTATGAACTAGCCAGGGCTTTGGCAAATGAAACAGATGCTATGACAGGCAACACAGGTACAGACGGAAATATTGAGGAAGTAAAACTAGGAGATATTCAAGTTAAATACAACACCACTAGCCAGGGAACTGGAACTGTAAACAATATTATGGATAAATACCCGTGGTTACAAAGTTATCTTGGAGCATATATGCTAGGTGGAGCAGGAGCTTTCCAAATGCGAGTGGTTAGAGGCTAATGGCAGGACAATTAGATACAGCACTAAAAAAGATAGCTAAACAGGTGGTTTCTCAACTTGGGAACTTTTTGGATACAACTATTGTTTATACAAGAAAAGGAGTTTCAAGCTATAACAATGAGACAGGAGAATACCATACAGTAGATACAAATTACACAATAAAAGTTCCTATTGAATTTATAAGATCCAGTGAAGAAACAGGTTTTCAAGAAAATGTGGCAAGAATGTATATAACACCTGATTTAATTGGAGATAGTCAACCTTTATTACAAGACGAAATTACTTTGACATTTTCTGGATCTAGCAGGAGTTGTAAAATAACTAATATTCTTACTCAAAAAGGCGGTCAAGAATACTTATTTAGAGTTGATGTTATTTTCTAATGACTTTAGTAAACGCACGAGCAGCATTTGAAACCGCAATCCTAAATGCGGTAACAGACGCAGATCCTACTGTATCTGTAATTTTTGATAATACACCGTTTACTTCTCCAGGTAAAAATAAAAAATATGTGATGGTAAGTTTAGACTTTAATCAATCCACCACCCAGACACAGGGAGCAGCATCAAGTTTTTATTCGGGTTCTATAAGATGTGGAATTATGACACCACCCCATAAGGGAAGTGCAGTGGCTTCTGCAATAGCCGAAACAGTTATTACAGGTCTTACTTCTGTAAATAAATCAACTTATGTAGATACTTTTTCTGTTACTCCAAGAGTATTACAAATAGAAGGTCCAACTTCCGTTAATGTAGAAGAAGATAGTCATTACTTATCTGTTGTAAGTTGCGATTTTACTGCTAATGCCTAAAGATTTTAAAAAACACTTTACTAAAGATTTAGGAAAGGCGATTACTAAGGGAAGAAAAGAGGTTGCAAAAACAGTAGCTCGTTCTTTAATTGAAAAAGGTCCGTGGTGGACAGGAACATTTGGAGAAAACTGGATCGTATCAAAAAGTCCTGTACAGGCAACTAAGAAAAGAAAACCAGACTTTCCACATTATTTGATACCCGACCCAACAGCCAGGCAGATAAAAAACCCTAGAGTTCCAAATGTGACATTGAATCAAGATTTATTTATTGGTAACAGAGCTAAGTATGCTGGCTTTGCAATTAACGCACCAGGACAAACAAGACCTAATTTAAAGGGAGAGCCTGTTACTTATGCAAAACATGGAGAAGATTTTGCTTTAACTGCTACAGGAGGACCTAATTGGTACAATATCTATACAAAAGGTGGTCTTATCAACAAAGATATAGCATTAGCGTTTAAAAAGGTTGGCTTTAAGTAATAAAGTAGTAGTATAGTAGATGAATGTACTAATTTATTTTGCATGGCAACAGAAAGAGCAATCGACAAACTAAAGCAAGCGTTTAGTTTAAACACTAAAAGTAGTTACTCTATTTATAAAAATGGAGAGGTAGTATTAACTGTTTATTGGACACCCTTAACTATTGCTGATAGAGATACCATAAATGCTACTTTAATAGCTACTAATAAAGGACAGGAAGAAGGTAGTTTAGATTTTGCATTACAGGTAATAATAAACAAAGCAGAAGATGAAAACGGACAAAAGCTATTTGCTGAAGGAGATAAACCTAGTCTTAGAAGAGAGATTCCATTGTCAGTTTTACTAGAACTTATGAGTAAGATGCAAGAATTGGGCGAGGAGGTTAGCCCTGATGCCGTAAAAAGCACAACTTGATAAGGATAACTATTTATACCTTCAATTTTTTATTGCAGAAAATTTAGGTATGACATTGGATTATCTAAAGAAAAATATGACATTAGAGGAAGTGTATGGTTGGAACGCATATTTTACATTGAAGAGTGAAAGAGAGGAAAAAGCGTATGAAGATATGAAAAAGAAGGCTCAATATCGTAAGGTACGCTAAACTGAATGTAATGTTTTATCGAGATTAGTGGCATCTAATTACGAAGTTAATATAAAACTGAATACCAGGACTGTTAATAAGCAGCTAAATAATCTTGAGAAACGTATATCAAAATTAAATAAATTAGCTCAAGGTGGTAAAGCAAATAAAACGGTATTGCGTAATGAGCAGGAAAAAATAAAAAAGACAGGTCAAAGACTTGGAGTAGAAAACAAAATATTAAAGAGAAAACAAGAGCAACTAAAGGTAGATAAACAACAATTAAAAGTTTTACAGCAATCGGCTAATGTTAGAACTAAGCAAGCAAGCGGAGGGGGAACAACTGGTGGAGGAGGAGCAAGAGGTGGAGGTGGTTCTGGAGCTTTATCAAGTGCAATTATTTCTGGTGCTTTTCCTCTGTTATTTGGTCAAGGACCTTTAGTAGCTGGTGCTGGTGCATTAGGTGGTGGAATAGGATCTCTGGTTGGTGGTCAAATGGGAGGTTTTGCAGGAGGCTTACTTGCAACTTCTATTGCAACACCTATCCAGCAGTTTGGGGTAGAGGCAGCAAAGTTAGGTAATGCTTTGAATCCTGCCACTAAAAATGTAGAAGCCTTAACAGCAGCATTAGGTGTTACTGGAACAGAATTTGAAAAGAATATAAAATTACTTCAAGAGTTAGGAGATGAAGAGGCAGCTTTTGAGCAAACAAGAAAAAAGATGCTTGGTCTAGTTGGTTCGGGGGGTGTTTCTTCCTTAGAAGAACTTGGGAAAGATACTACAGAGTTATCAAATAGTTTTACTCAGTTAATGACTCAAATGCAAGCTGGTTTTGCAGATATGATAAATTCTGCTGGAATATTTAAGATGCTTGCAGAAGGTGTAAAGCGAACTGTAACTCTTAATCAAGCCAATCAAAATATATTTAACGATCCACGAATAACAAAAATAAATGAGCAAAGATTAAGAAGAGCAAAGATAGGAGCTATAAGAGCAAATAAAGAGGGTATTCCAGGATTTAGAGAATTAGATCAAATGGCAATAGACTTACAAGATCAGTTAAATGTAGAAAAGGCTATAGCAGATGCTAAAGAATTACAAAGAAAAGTAGCAGAGGCAAGTATGAAGAAAACTGAAGAAGAGATTATATTTTTAGAAAAGCATAGAGATTTAACAGCAGAGGAGTTTGCAATAGAAGTAAAAATAAGAGAACTACAAGATAAAGGAGTTGAAGTAGATAGGGAAAAGTTCACACAAAATGAGAAAAGACTAAATCAATTACAGAAAGAAAGAAAATTGGCAGAGGAAACAGCAGCAGCATTTGAAAGAATGTCTCAATCAATAGCAACTGATATATCTGAAGGAATAAAAGGAATGATTCGGGGAACTTCTACACTAAACGATATGCTTAACAATGTTTTAAATAAACTTATAGATGCAGCATTTAATATGGCATTTTTCGGAAATATACAGGGAACATTAGGAGGAGGCGGTTTACTTGGTGGTTTATTTAGGGCAAATGGAGGACCAGTAAAAGGAGGTAAATCTTATATTGTTGGAGAACGTGGTCCAGAAATGTTTACACCTGGAGTAAGCGGAACAATAACACCTAACCATCAGTTAGGAGGTTCCACAAGTGTAGTTGTAAATGTAGATGCTTCTGGTTCGGCTGTAGAGGGAGATGACGATAGAGGTAGAGAACTTGGTCGTCTTATATCAGTTGCAGTACAATCTGAATTAATACAACAGAAAAGACCTGGAGGTTTACTTGCTTAATGGCTACCTTCCCTTCAATTACTCCAACATACGGGCAACAAAAAAGATCCGCACCAAAAACTAGAACAGTTCGTTTCGCTGATGGTTACGAGCATAGAATTTTATTTGGTTTAGCACAACACCAAAACCCAAAAGTATTTAATTTTACGTTTGAGGTATCCGAAGCAGACGCAGATACTATAGAAACATTCTTAGATGCTAGAGCAAATGACAGTGCCAGTTTTGATTTTCAGCCTCCAGGAGAACCTAGCACATCTAAGTTTGTTTGCGAAACATGGTCAAAATCTATTCCATATTTAAACAGAGCAACAATACAGGCAACATTTAGAGAGGTATTTGAACCATGAGTACTGATCCTGTATTTAGTGAAGTCCAAAAGATAAATCCTTCTGCAATCATTGAACTTTTTACACTACAGCTAAACAACTCTTTACATGGTGCTACAACAATATATAGATTTCATTCTGGCAGTAACTTAAATGCTAATGGTGAGATAATCTGGGCTGGTAATGCTTATCAAAGGTTTCCTATAGAAGCTACAGGTTTTGCTTATCAACGTGGTCAGATCCCAAGACCGAAACTTGTTGTAAGTAATGCGTTAGGAACTATATCTGCAATTCTTCTTACTGTTAATACGACAACCGCAGGAAATGATTTAACAGGTGCTACTGTTACAAGAATAAGAACAATGGCAAGATTTTTAGATGCGGTAAATTTTACAGGCAACTCAAATCCATTAGGTACACCAGATCCTACAGCAGAATTTAAGCGTCAAATATATGTTATAGATAGAAAGTCAGCAGAAAATAGAGAAGTGGTTGAATTTGAGTTAGCAGGAGCTATTGATATGGCTGGAGTTAGAGCACCTAAACGTCAATGCACCCGTGCTTTATTTCCTAGTATTGGTACGTTTAATCAATGAGTTGGAAATATAAAGCACTACTTCATGCTCAACGTGAAGATCCTAAAGAATCTTGTGGGCTTTTATTAAATGTTAAAGGCAAAGAAAGATACTATCCATGTCGTAATCTTTCTATGACAGATCATCAGTGTTTTATTATCGACCCAGAAGATTATGTCAAAGCAGATAATGTGGGTGAAATTATTGGTGTTGTTCATAGTCACCCTATAACACCACCAGAGCCAAGTCAGGCAGATAAAATTAGTTGCGAAAATAGTAATTTACCGTGGCATATCGTAAATCCTAAAACAGAACAGTGGGCATATTTAGAACCATGCGGTTATAAACCACCATTATTAGGTCGTGAATGGGTGTGGGGTGTAACTGACTGTTGGAGTTTAGTCGTTGATTGGTACAAAGAAGAAAAAGGTATAAAACTTAAAGATTATCAAAGAAGTATGTCACCACAAGAATTTTTAGAAAATCCTTTGTTTGAGAATTATGCTTGGCGAACAGGTTTTAGAGAACTTAGATCAGATGAAAAATTAGAAGTTGGAGATGTGCTGTTGATGTCAATAATGCACCCAACTTTAAATCATGTAGCTATTTTTCTTGGGGATATGGTTTTACATCATTTAGCAGATAGACTATCTTGTAGAGAGCCATATTCTGAGTGGTTGTTAAAATGCACTGGTAAGAGGTATCGTTATGCTCAGAAAAGTTAAACTTTACGGAGAATTAGCTGACTTTGTAGGTCATAAAGAACTAGAAGCTGTAATAAATTCTACTGCTGATGCTATACGTTTTTTAATTACTAATTTTCCAAAATTAGAAGCACACATGAGTAAGAGATACTACAAGATATTAGTAGACAATTATGAGATAGGAGAAGAAGATATACAAAATCCTATTGGACAGTCAGATATAAATATAGTTCCAGTAATAGCTGGTTCTGGAGGTGCTGGAAAATCATTACTAGGTATTGCTCTTATAGGAGTTGCTTTTATGTTACCTGTAGCAGTACCTCTTGCTCCTTTAAAATTTGGAGGTTTAGCAGGTTTTACAGGAGCCAACGCTGCTTTAGCAAATTTAGGTTTAGGTTTAACATTGATGGGTGTAAGTGAAATGTTGTTTCCGTTACCCAAACGACCTGATTTTTCAAATGAAGAAGATCCTAGAATTTCATTCAGTTTTTCTGGGGTGCAGAATACTAGCCGTGCAGGAACTACCCACCCGATTGTTTACGGTGAAATAGTAACAGGATCAGTTGTTATCTCAGCAGGAATTGACACTAATCAGGTAACAGCATGACAGATAAAATTATTAGAGGTTCTGGTGGTCCTCCTCCTACTCCACCATCTCCGACAAGAGCACCTGATACTTTAAATAGTAGACAGTTTGCTACGATCCAGGATTTATTATCTGAAGGAGAGATTGAAGGTTTTGCTACTCCATCTAAAGCACAGCTTACAAAAGGATCTACTGCTTATAACAATGCAGCATTAAAAGATATATTTTTAAATAACACACCTGTTTTAAATTCATCTGCAAGTAATACTAATCCTCAGACAACAGATTTCAACTTTCAAAATGTAGAGTTTACGCCTCGCTTTGGAACGTCAAATCAACAACATATTCCAGGTATTGAAAGCAGCCAATCATTAACAGGTGTTGGAGTAACAGTTACAAACTCTTCTCCCGTAACTCGTCAGATTACGAATACAAATGTTGATGCTGCAAAAGTCACAATCACATTTCCACAATTACAAAGAGCTACAGATGAAGGCGATTTACTTGGTTCAACTGTCGAATTAAAAATACAAGTTCAATATAACGGTGGTGGTTTTAGTGATGTTTTATCAGACACTATTACTGGTAGAACTGCTGATGCGTACCAAAAAGAATATCGTATAAATATTACAGGTGCATTTCCTGTAGATGTAAGAGTGGTTAGGGTGACAGCAGATAGTTCATCTTCTAATCTTGTTGATGCCTTCACCTGGACAAGTATTGGTGAGATTGTTGACGATAAACAAAGATATTTAAATAGTGCCTATACAAATTTAAGAATAGACTCTGAACAGTTTAGTTCTATACCAAAAAGAGCTTTTCGTATTCGTGGAGTAAAAGTAAGAATACCAGGAGCAGGAGCATCTAACTCTGGCACACCTACTGTTGATTTACAGACGGGAAGAATTATTTACCCAAGTGGCTACATATTCAATGGAACACTCGGAGCATCGCAATGGTGCTCATGTCCTGCGATGATACTTCTTGATTTATTGACTACCGAAAGATATGGATTTGGAACGCATATTACAGATGCTAATTTAGATTTATTTAGTTTTGTAGCAGCTAGTAGATATGCAAATGAACTGGTATCAGATGGATTTGGAGGACAAGAGGCAAGATTTAGTTGCAATGTAAATTTACAGGGATCTATGGAGGCGTATCAGTTAATAAATGAATTAGCTGGTGTTATGAGATGTTTTCCTATTTGGTCTGAAGGTTCTGTAACAATTTCACAAGATAGACCAACTGATCCTAGCTATTTATTTAGTTTGGCAAACGTAGGTGAAGGTGGATTTTCATATTCTGGTAGCAGTTTAAAACAAAGACATACTGTTATTTCTGTCAGCTATTTCAATATGGATAGTAGAGAAATAGATTTCGAGGTTGTAGAAGATACTACGGCACAGGCTAAGTTAGGAATAGTTAAAAAAGATGTAAAAGCATTTGCGTGTACTTCTCGTGGTCAGGCTCAGAGATTAGGCAAGGCAATACTATTTAGTGAACAAAATGAATCTGAAGTTGTTAGTTTTACAACATCAATAGATGCTGGTGCGATAGTAAGACCTGGATCTGTAATATCTGTCAATGATCCAGTTCGTAGCGTAGAAAGAAGAGCAGGAAGAATTAAAAGTGCTACCACTACTCAAATAACAGTAGATAACACTAAAGACTTAAGCACATTTACAGGAACCAATAAGAAATGCAGCATTATTTTGCCTGATGGAAGTGTAGAAGTTAAAGATGTAACCAGTGTAACTGGTGATGTCATAACCTTAAATTCTGCATTAAGTCAAACTCCAAATGCTAATAGTATGTGGTTATTGTCTAGTTCAACACTAGAAGCACAAACTTTTAGAGTAGTTTCCGTAGAAGAGCAAGATGGCATAAATTATGCGATTACAGCGTTGACTTATCTTGATGGGAAATATGCAAATATTGAATCTGGAATAAGTTTGCCAGCGAGAACAATATCATTACTAAATGAACCTAAAGATCCTCCAGGAAACTTAAAGATTTCAGATCAAAATGGTCAACCAAAAGAAATGATAGTAGTAATAAACAACTTGGCTGTTCCAAAACTATTGTTAACTTGGGTTCCCGTGACAGGAGTTAGTCAGTATCTTGTTCAATACAGATTTAACAATACGAACTGGGTAAGTGAAATAGTATTTAGACCTGACTTTGAGATATTAAATACTGAAGCTGGCACATACGAATTTAAAGTATATTCTTATAACGCTGCACTCGTATTATCAGCAACTTCATCTGACCTTACTTTTAACGCTGTTGGTAAAACTGCACCTCCAGCTAATGTAGCTAACTTATCAATCGAACCAATAACAAATAAACTTGTACGATTGAAATGGAATAAATCAACAGACCCAGATGTTCTTCACGGTGGTCGAGTTTATGTAAGACATAGTAATTTAACAGATGGAAGCGGTACGTTTCAAAACTCTGTTGACCTTATAACTGCATTAGCTGGTAATACTACAGATGCCATTGTTCCTAGTTTAGAAGGAGAGTATATTCTTAAATTCCAAGATGACCAGGGAAACTTCAGTGTAGGAGAAACCAGTGTGATTATGGATCTTCCTGATCTGATTGATACTCAAGTAATATTGCAAGATAGAGAAGATTTAGATAGTCCTGCATTTCAAGGAACTAAAACTAATACAACATTTAACAATTCTACAAGTGCATTGCAACTAACTAATCCAGCTACAAATGCAACAGGAGAATATAATTTTAAAGATATTTTAGATTTAGGTGGTGTATTTTCTCTTGATCTCAAAAGAGTTATACGTTCTATTGGATTTGTTATTGGTAATGATATTGAAAGTTTAATCCCTGGACCACCTGGTATTTTATGGGATCAATATGCTGCTTTAGATGGTAATTTTGATGGTCCAGCAGCAGATGAAGTTAACTGTCAGGTTCAAGTAGCTTTATCGCAAACAGCATCAGGGTCTTTTGGTAATTTTAATAATTTTGCAAACGGAACATTTAAAGCTAGAAGGTTTAAATTTAAGTTGCTTTTAGAGTCAACAAACAGTGCTCAAAACATGAACGTACAGCAAGCAGGATATACAGCAGAATTTCAATCAAGAACAGAGCAAAATTATCAAACTGGTGGTGGTACATCTAGTGCTCCACAGCAGTCAGGCACTTCAGCAAAAACTGTTACTTTCGGAACTCCATTTTTTGTAGGTACTTCATCTTTAGGAGGAGCAAATGCTTTCCTACCTACTGTTGGAATAACAATACAAAATGCTGTATCAGGTGATTTCTTTACTGTTACTAATGTTTCTGGCACAGGATTTACTGTAAATATTAAAAACGGTTCTAGTTTTGTGGATCGTTCTTTCACTTTCCAGGCTGTCGGTTATGGTAAAGGGGTGTAATATGGAGAAAAGTATTTTCTAAATGAGCCAAGTAGGAGATTACAATATAGCCAATGCGTCAGGAGCTTCTGTAAGAAGTGACATAAATGCTGTTCTTGATGCAATAAAAACTTGTAATGCTGGCGGTAGTGACCCTGCAAACCCAGAAGCATTTATGCTTTATGCAGATACAGCAGACTCTAATAAATTAAAAATAAGAAGGGCAGCTAATGATGGCTTTACAACTATTGGTTCTGTAAACGAACCAAATTTAGGATTACTGCTAAGAAGCGGTGGAACAATGACAGGAAATATTTTAGGACATAACGGATCTGGAGCATCTTCTCCTGCGTATTCGTTCAATAACGATACAGATACAGGAATGTTTAGACCTAGTGCTAATAGTATAGCATTCTCTACTGCTGGAACTACAAGAGTTATAATAAGTGATTCTGGTTTAGACATGAATGACGGATTAGCAATTAGATTCCAAGACTCTAGTGGTTCTCCTTTTGTTGCTTTAAAATCACCTTCTTCTTTATCAAATAATATTACTTTTACTTTGCCTTCAACTATTGTTAATGGAGGTTTTCTAACAACAGATTCTAGCGGTAATTTAAGCTTTGCAACTCCCGACAGTGTTCCTACTGGGTGTGTTTTTTGTAGAGCAGCAGCTAGTGTGCCAGCAGGATATTTAGAATGTAATGGTGCAGCAGTTAGCAGAAGCACATACTCTGCTCTATTTGCTGTTATTGGAACGACATACGGATCTGGTAATGGATCATCAACTTTTAATCTTCCTGATCTAAGAGGAGAATTTGTCAGAGGATTTGATAATGGTAGAGGAGTAGATAGTGGTAGAAGTATAAATAATCCTCAAGGTAGTGCGAACCAAAGTCATAATCATAGTTATGGCAACAACGGAATTACAGTCTCAGGTGCAAATCATAAACACAATATAAGAGGTTTTAGTTTACAGCCTTCCATAGCAAACGTAGGAATTACACTAGGTTCTGGTCAAGGTTATCAGATTGGTTATAGAACTAATGATAATGTTCTTACGGGTGATGCTGTTAAATTTAGTGGAAACTTATCAATGTCTGGCACAGTTGGTATTACTATAAATAATACTGGTACTAACGAATCAAGACCTCGTAACGTAGCTATGATGTATATAATAAGAATTTAGTTATGGCAATCGAACCAGGAATCTATAACTTTACGCTTCAAAGGAGATCAGATCATACTATTCCTTTGATATTTAAAGATGGTAATAATAACGCTATAAATTTAACAGGATTTACTGTAGCTGCACAGGTTTGGGAAGAAACACGCACCACTAAATATGCTGATTTTGGAGTTACTTATACCGATAGGTCTATTGGATCGGTAAGTATTACTCTTACTGATACACAAACTGCTACATTTACTCCTGATATTTTGAAATATGATGTGTTATTAATTAATGGAGCAGGAGCCAAAGAATATTATTTAGAAGGTACAATATTTGTAAGCGAGGGCTACACTTCAACATGAGTTCAGTTAACATTACAACCGAAAGAAACACCGTTACCGTTAATGGTGATACCAATGTTGTTACGGTAGCAACAAGAGGTCCGCAGGGTCCTCAATTTAGTACAAGCGGTGTAAACTTAAATGATTCCAACAAAGTAAATGGTTCAGTAGTGTTTTTTGACTCGGCAAGTGGTACATTTAAAGCAGATCAAACTCGCACCGTTGAAAATCTTGTAGACGGAGGAAACTTCTAACATGGCAAACACCTTAAGAATTAAAAGATCTACTGGATCGTCAGCACCCACCTCACTAGCCAATGCGGAACTAGCGTTTACGGAAGGAACCGAAACCCTGTTTATTGGTAAAGGAACTGGGGGTGCTGGAGGGTCAGCAACAAGCATTATAAAAATTGGTGGTAAAGGTGGTTTCTTTGATAAAGATACAGTTCAAAATGCTAATAAAGTTCTATCTGGCCCGACTACGGGAAGTGATGCTGCACCTACATTTAGGGCTTTAGTTTCAGATGATATACCTTCTATAGCTCATACAAAGATCAGTGATTTTGATGCTGGTGTAAGAACAAATAGATTAGATCAAATGACTGCTCCTTCAGCAGCCGTTAGTTTTAACTCTCAAAAAATTACAAACCTAGCAGATCCTACTGCTGATGCTGATGCTGCAAACAAAGGTTATGTAGATGGAGTCGCACAGGGATTAGATGTCAAAGATTCTGTAAAAGCTACAACCACTGCAAATGGCACACTATCCACTGCGTTTGCTAATGGTCAATCTATAGATGGTGTAACCTTATCAACTGGTGATCGAATATTAATTAAAAACCAAACTACTGCATCACAGAATGGTATTTATAACGTAAACGCATCTGGAGCACCATCAAGAACCACAGATATGGGAACGGGATCTAATGCTGCTGGTGCTTTCGTTTTTGTAGAACAGGGAACAGTTAACGCAGAAAACGGATTTACCTGTACATCTGATACTGGATCTGCTGTTGTTGGAACGAATAACCTTACATTTGCACAGTTCTCTGGTGCTGGTCAGATAATAGCTGGTGATGGTATTGCTAAATCTGGTAATGAATTATCAGTTGATCTTAAAACTAATGGTGGTCTTGCTATTGAATCTGGGAAGTTAGCTGTAAAATTAGGTGATAGTAATATTACAGGAACTTTAGCAATAGTTGATGGCGGAACTGGTGCAACAACAATTTCTGGAGCTTTAGATAATTTATCGTTTACTGCTTTTACAAAGACTTTGCGAACTGCTGGAAATGCTGCTGCTGCCCGTACAACATTAGGTCTAGGCAGTATTGCTACCCAGGCTGCCAACAATGTTGCAATAACAGGC